TAAAACTCTATAAACAAGAGAAAGGTAAAGCCTATTCTTATTTCGGTACAATTGTTAAGAGGTATCTTATAAATTATAACAAAAACAACTATAAAAAGTTAAAAGATAGAGCTACTTTAGAAGAGGTTGATGTCGATAAGACTATTGTAGGTGAGTTAGTAAGTAATGTTAACTATGAAATAGAAGAAGTAAGTTTTATCAATCTCTATGTTAAACATGTAGATGATAAACTATTTGATTTATTTACAAAACCTAAAGAAGCTCGGATAGCAGATGCTATCTTAGAGCTTTTTAAGAAAAGAGAAAATCTAGATATCCTAAACAAGAAAGCTTTATACATTTATATCCGTGAAATTACTGAAGCTCCAACACCTACTATAACAAAAGTTATTAAGAAACTTAAAACAGTCTATAAAAAGCTCTATGGACGCTATCTTGATCATGGATATGCTGTAAAAATTTACTAAAGAACTCTATTTATAATTAAAGAAACATTATTATGGATTTTGATAAAGAGTTATTTAAAGGTAAAACATTCTCATCTTTACTAAAAGATATTTACGATAACAGTCGTAGTAAAGAGAAATCACTAAAGGAATTAATCGGACAGTTAACTGACATGATTGATGAACCTGGTGATGCAACTCTTATTGTACCTCTACTACAGGGGTACATGGAAGTAGCAGTTAAGAATGATGAAGCCTTGATTAAGATGGCTGGCATAGTTCAAAAAGCAATGTCAGTTGCAGCAAAAGCAGAAGCAGAAGGTGAATTATTATCAGAAAAAGATAAAGAGTTATTATTTGCTGAAATTAAGAGTATAAACGTACCGTCATTACCTGAAGCTAAAAGATCTGCTTAATGCAATTAGGACTTAACTATAATTACTATACCTCTAAAATACCTTTGAATAAAGGTGGTGGAATAGTATTAGCTAGAGTTAATAAAATTATTTTAGGTCCAGTAGACGGAGATGGGAAACCAGACCCGGATTTTGAAGCAAATGGAGGATGGGCATCAGTTGGTTCTATATTCTACACTGTACTTTATACAGAACAGTCCGTAGATACTCAAGGAAGTAGCCGTGTAACAGCAAAACCTTTATCTGGTAACTTTAAACAATATCCACTTATTAATGAAATCGTAGAGATAGTTGAAGGTCCGTCCACAGCTTTAAACGATGATGCTTCAGCAAAGCAATACTACTATCGACCACCTTATAACTTATGGGGAACTGTTCATCAGAATGCTTTCCCAAATTTATCTAGTTATGGAAGTGTAGTTAAATCAAAACAAGCACCTTATAGTTATCCTTTAGGTACAACCTTTCAAGAAAAGAGTGATATTAAGAATATACAGCCTTTTGAAGGTGATATTATAGTGGAAGGTAGATGGGGGCAGTCAATAAGATTTGGAAGTACGGTTAAGGGTAAAGGTGCTTTAAATCCATGGAGTAGTCAAGGTCAAGCAGGTAGTCCGATAACTATAATTAGAAACGGACAAGCTACACCGACCATACCTCAAGCCTGGGTTAACAGTGTAGAAGATATTAGTAACGATGATGCTTCTATATACCTTTGTTCCGGTCAATCTATCTATATTCAAGATCTAGCTAGTTTTAACCTAACCTCTTACACAGGTAGAACACAGTTACAAGAGAATCAAGTTAGAACTAAGAATACCGCACCTATTTCAACAGACACACTATCACCTAGTCAACAATCACAAAAAGAATTAACAGCTAATAGATAATGTCAACATCTAAGAACTACATACCTGAACTTCAACAGTATACTGATAATCAGATTATATTATCTTCTGGAAGAGTTTTACTTCATGCTAAGACAGATAGTATATTACTATTTGGGAAGAGATCTATCGGGTTATCAAGTCTAGGTACAGTTAATTTTGATGTAGCAAATCGTGTTATCATAAATTCACCTAAAATAGAATTAGGTCTAGAAGCTGAATTAACGGGAGAACCTGTTATGAAAGGTCTATCAACAACTCAGTTTTTAGTAAGAATGTTAAATATTTTAACACCACTAGGTACAGCTTTAGCTAGTATGTCTGAATCGGAACTAGAAACTGCTATACCGTTACTAGTAAAAGTTGGAACAGTTATAAAGTCTGAATTTCCACAGTTAATAGCTCTAGCAAATGCAAGCGGTTCTGCTTTAGTATCACAGGTAACTTACACTAAATAATGGCAAAAGGATTAGAAAATTTAGTTACATCTATATCAGGTCAGTTAGCTACTATTGAAAAAGCAGTAGATGACGTATATTACGGAAATCCTTTGAATAAATCTGCAGGTGTAAAACTTCCTGGATCAAATTCTAAAGTTAACGGAGTATTACCTTTGGTTCAAGAAATAAGCGGATATGACTTATGTAATATTATTGCTACAGTACTAGCTCTACCTATAAGTACAACTTCTCTTGTTCAAAAAGAACTTGATAACGTTAAAAAACAATCCACTAAGTTACTTACTCAAATAAGTAATGGTATAGCAGCAAACGATCTTGCTAGAGGTATAAGTGAGTTATCTAATTCAATTACACCAGACTTAATAGCAGTTGCACCTCAACTAGCAGGAACTCAGAATTTTTTGGATGATATTACAGGTACCTTGACCGGAGTAAATCCTAACGGATCTGTAAATGTATTAGGTAAACTTACCCAATTACAAACATCTTTACAGTCTATCAGTAACCTTAATACTCCGTTAAATGTACTAAGCCTTACCCAGCAAGCTACCGGAATTAATATAGCAGCACAGATTCAAAGTTTACAGAAAACTATTAATCCTACACAGATCCTACCGACCCTACAGAGTATATCAACACTTTTAGGTAGTATCAATCAAATGGGATTAAAACTATTAAAATATGTTAATATGGTTCAAGCAATCGTACAAATTGCCTCAACCACTATTACAGTTGTTAATGTTATAGTCAGAGTCTTAAAATCAATTCCAATACCTAATATATATACAGTAACATCTCTAAACCAATCATTAGCAGATACTTTAAATTATGTGCAGACCAGTATTTTAAAACCAGCACAGAAGAATGTTAAGCAGTTACAGATCTTACTTGATCTAATCTATACAACTAGTATAAATTTTACAGGTAAAATAACTCAACTACAAGCAGCGATCGCACCATTGCTTTTTAACTTAGAAACCTGCGTTGCAACAGCGGATTCACCTCAACTAGCTACTTTAAATGCTGCTAATAACAGCCTAACTGATATGAGCAGTAAACTAAATGATTTTACTAAATACTATGCAGCAGCACAAGGTGATCCAACTCAGACAACTTTTCACGGGTATGTACTTAAGATAGTAGAAGAACAAACTATATATCATCCTTTACAATTTAAAAAAAGACATGCAGTAGCATTAGATCCAAGAGGAGTTCAAGTAGCTCAGACTGAACTAACTTATTCAACTAATAACCAAGTAATTTTCCAAGAACTAGAATTAATTATAGGTAATAGCTACTACCCTTCAACAACTACAGAAACAGAAGCAAGTATATATAATTCAATCGGTGTAGATCCAACAACTCTTGATCCAACATCACAAAAAGTAAGTTCAGCAGCTAAAGGATTTGTTAGTTCACTACCCGGCGGCAATTCTTTTATACAAGATGTACAGTCTACTACGTCAACTGATAGAACACCCGATGCAATAGCATTAAAAGCAGCAGCACAAGCTGGTGAGTATAAACCTACAGCACAAACACAGATACCAATACAACCTTCGGAGCCAATTATATCTACAGGAGGGCAAGCACCATCCGGAGTCCTATCTCCTGAAAGTCAAGCGAAGTGGGAATCAATCGCTACTAATCCTAATACACCTTTAATTTTACGTCAAAGAGCACAGACAATCTTAAATGAAAGCAGAGCTGCACAAGGAGATCAACAAATATCAGGAATAAAGTAGGGTAAATTTTACATTTAAAAATATTTATAGTATATGACAAAGTTAGATTTATTTAGAAAATTAATAAGAGAAGAAGTAAGACAGGTTATACGTGAAGAAATAAAACCTGTGTTGACAGAAATTAGAAGCGGAAAAGGAGAATTAGTTCCTTCAAGAAAGACTTACCGTGAAGATTTAAGAGAATCTATAACACAGCGACCTGTTAAAAAAATATCTCCACAATTACCAAGAATCACCACTTCTGACCCGATACAGCAACTACTACAAGAAACTGCATCTGGAATGGGACAGAGTGATTTTAGATCTTTTGTAAATTCGGAAATACCTCAAGACTTTCCCCAGATGTTTTCTACACCTGAACCCTATACGTCAGAACCAATAGTTGTGGAATCAGTACAAGAGATGTTAGCACAAACTGAGCCTGTGACCGATATACACCAGGTTAATATAGATACGGTACCGGATTTCTCTGAAATGATGAGCGTATTAAAAAGTAAAGGTCAAATATAATGGCATATGCAGCACGTACAATAAGTCCGCTTGATTTAAAACCAAGTACTGCGATAGGGGTATCAATTCCCTTCTCGGCACCTAACGTATTCACGTCTGTCTATACAACAGCTGATCAATTAAAGTATAGTATAATAAATTACTTATTGACAGGTAGAAATGAGAGAGTATTTAGACCGACCTTTGGTGCAGGATTAAGAGAACAGCTTTTTGAACAAATAACTGATACTTCTATTGCAATGGTAGAATCAAACATTCAAGCAGGAGTTGAAGCTAATTTTCCGAATGTTATAACTACCTCTATACAGGTAATACCTCTATATGATCAAAACACAATTAACATCTTGTTTAAGTATAGTATAGCGAATACTAACCAAGTTGATCAAATATTTTTAACAGTCGATAATGGCCAGCAATAGTTTAACAGTAACAAAGGATATAAAGTACCTTAACAAAGACTTCTCTGATTTTAGAGCAGCTCTAATCGAATACGCTAAAGCTTATTTTCCAACAACCTATAACGATTTTTCTACTGCATCACCAGGTTCTATGTTTTTAGAGATGGCTGCATATGTAGGAGATGTATTATCGTTTTACCTAGATAATCAGTACCAGGAAACTTTTGTACAGTATGCAAAACAGGTTAATAATTTATATACTTTAGCTTATATGCTCGGGTATAGACCAAAAGTAACATCTGCCGCAACAGTAAACCTAGATATATATCAATTAGTTCCTGCATCAGGTTCAACAGGTAATTACGCACCTGATTATAGATATGCATTACAGGTTGATCAAGGTATGCAAGTAACTTCGAATACAAATACAAGTGCTGCTTTTTATATACCTGAAAATATAGATTTCTCAATATCTTCTTCTACTTCACCGACTAGTATTTCTGTGTATAATGTAGACGGAAGTGGAAATCCTCAATATTTTCTATTACAAAAATCTGCAAAAGCATTATCAGGGACTATAAAGACATTTACCTATACATTCGGTACAGCTCAAACATTTGAAACGATTCTACTTCAAGATACAAATATCATTGAAATACTTAGTGTAAATGACAGTAACGGTAATAAATGGTACGAAGTTCCGTATCTAGCTCAAGATACAATAATGAAAGCAGTACAGAACCTACCCAGCATAAACCCAGACTATGCTGCAGATGCAGGTACAGTTCCTTATATTTTAGAATTAATGACAGTACCTCGTAGATTTGTAACTAGATTTAAAACAGATAATACACTAGAAATACAATTCGGATCAGGTATAAATTCAGTAGCTAATGAAGTAGTTGTGCCAAATATGGGTAATGTTGGAATTGGAACATTAGATAGATTAAGTAAAATTAACACTATTTACGATCCTGCAAACTTTACTACAACTACAACCTACGGGTTAGCACCGAGTAATACAACTCTAACTTTTAACTACCTTGTTGGAGGTGGTGCACAAGCTAACGTACCTAGTAACACATTAAATACTGTAGTAAACTCTACTTCAAACTTTAATGGAGGTATCGTAGATCCTACTATTGGAAATACGGTACGCGGATCTCTTGCGGTAAATAACTCAACACCAGCAGCTGGAGGAGGAGATGGTGATACAGTAGAGCAGTTAAGATTAAATATACTAGCTCAATACCCATCCCAGATGAGAGCTGTAACGCAGCAAGATTATCTAAGCTTTGCTTATAGTATGCCACCCAAATTTGGACAAGTCGCAAAGGCGTTTGTAACTAAGGATAATCTAACGTTTAGACAAGATACAGGAGGTGATAGTAGTATGCAAGATCCGTATGCATGTTCACTATATATTCTATCATATGATTCGAATAAGCATTTACAAGAACCACCTCTTGCATTACAGCAGAATCTAAAAAGCTACCTATCAGAGTACAGAATGTTAACAGATGCTGTAAATATTAAAAATGCCTATATAGTTAATATAGGTGTAGATTTTAGTATTATTTTAAGACCGCAGTATAATAGTAGAGATGTATTAACTCAATGTATTCAATCACTACAGTCGTATTTTGCTATAGATGGATGGCAGATAAACCAACCTATCATTTTATCTGAGATATATACTCTATTAGATCAAGTACCCGGAGTGCAAACAGTTCAAAATGTAACTATAACGAATAAGTCTGCAACAGACGGTACATATTCTCCATATACGTATGATATATCATCAGCGACCCTAAAAGGAGTCATCTATCCGTCTTTAGATCCATCTATTTTTGAAGTAAAGTATCCTGATATAGATATTACAGGAAAAGTTGTTACGTATTAATATTACCCTTAAATTAGAATACAATGTCCGTATATAAAATATTTCCACAACAAGACGCAACTATATACTCGTCTAATCCATCAGCTAATGCTGGTATTGACGAAATATTAGAGATATCGTCTGTTAACAGTAATCCAAATCTCGGTATTATAATTGGACTGGATGATATAAGAAGAACACTGATTAAGTTTAGTGATGCCGATATTAGTACGATTGCTGGATTTGCAACTGGGTCTTTTAAGGTAGGTTTAAAGCTATATTTAGCATACGCTTCTACGTTACCTCAAACATATACTATACTATGTAATCCTGTAGGACAGGCATGGACAATGGGAACCGGTAAGATTAATGACGTACCTAATCCTGAGAATGGAGTATGTTGGACATCTGTAGGAGCATATAGCCAGTCTGCTAACTGGAGTAATACGTACGGCACTTCTAGCTACCTTTACACAGTAGGGGGTGGAGTATGGAATCCAGCTTATTCAGCATCTCAAAGTTTTGGTTACACAGATAATAAAGATGTTAATATAGACGTGACTACAATGGTAAGTGCATCAATGGTGGGTACGATTCCTAACTATGGACTACTATTACGTATAACAGGTTCAATTGAATTAAATCCAAGCTCTTCAATAGAAACTCAATTCTTTTCAATGGATACACATACCGTATATCCACCTTGTCTAGAAATGAAATGGGATGATTCTGTGTATAATACAGGTAGTAACACTAACGGTACTATTATAGCAGAAGACTTTGTATTAATACCTCAAAATAATATAGACAAACTAAAAGCAGGTAACGTATATAGAATGAAATTTGTTACTAGAGACAGATGCCCAGCTAGGACTTTCGCAACCGGATCAGACTATTTAAACTGGAGATATCTACCTCAACAAAGCTATTGGTCAATAGTAGACTATAGGACATCTGACGTAATCGTTGATTTCGATACGAACTATACAAAGCTTAGTGCCGATACAAATTCTAATTATTTTACACTATATACAAACGGACTACAACCTGAAAGATCCTATAAAATTTTAATTAAGACAATCGTACCGTCTACAGGTGAACAAGTAATAGTTGATAACGATGTAATTTTTAAAGTAACAAGGTAATATGACAGAACAGGTAAATCTAACAAAACAAATCTACGGTACAACAGCCTATACACGAGTGATAGACACTACATTTACAGAGCTAGTAGCACCATCTGCTCCCGAACAGTCGGTTGTAACAGTGGATGATTTTTTTAATTATTATGAGCAGCTATTCTTTCAAATTCCGGTAACAGGTGACACAAGTTCACATGAATACCTGGTTAAAAAAAGTGGTGAGTATGTAGGAGGTCAAGTAATAACTGATAACGAACAGGCACTTATCGATGAAATTAACAGCCTGAGACAGCAGCTTTTAGTAGCTAATCAAACTATCGTAGACATAAGCTCAATAACCTAATGGAAACAGTAACAATAGACCTTTTATCATCACAAGCAGAATACCAACAGTACAAACCTGCCGATACTTCTTTAATTAATACCGCTACGATTGCACCTCCCTTTGGTGCTTCGACAGATTATATAGAGTATTTTATCTACGACACAAATGGAGATCTACTAGTATCTGAATATTACGATACTAACTACACTCCTGTTAATCCGGATCCGGCAACTGGTAATTAT